GGTCAAGGCGCGCTGTATCTGCCGCCGCTGGGTCTGTATCAACCAGTTTGCAAACGTCCCGGCGGCTGGGTCGTATGTCTGGGCCGCGTGCTGGACAGCAAAAAAGCCTTCCTGTTCAAAGTCGTCAGCGGTCAGGCCGTGGGCGTCTGCAAGGGCCTTGTGGGCCGGGTACCACTTCCAGAACATAGAGCGCAGCAGCCCCTTGTTCAGCTCCCACAGCTGGGCCAGGGCGTAACTGTTGCCGGTGGCTGCCAGGGCGGCAAGTGCTGCGTTCGTGGCCTGCTGATCGGCGGTGTTCACAGTCTCCATTGAATCCTCCCCATAAACAAGAAAAGCGCGCAGGCTGTAAACCCGCGCGCTTTTGCGCTTTAATCAGGTGGTGGCCTGATAATAGATACCGGTCTTTTTGTTGTCCAGCACAAAGGCATCATAGCAAATACGGCCCGTAACAATCGAACCGCTAGAAAGCGGCGTATCATCATGAACGCCGAAATCTTCCAGCTTGACCGGGGCCACGGTGGCGGACGGGTGCGCAAGCATAAAGCCGAACTTTTCCGGCAGACGGACGGCGGGGACCTTTACCACGGCTGCACCGTCGATCATAGCAACCACGCCACGGGCGCGCATATCGGCGCCGATGTCGGTGTGATCGAATTCAACGGCCTGTTTGAGCAGCGCATAGGTTGCCGGGGTAACCACAAGAACGCGCTCCGTTTCGGGTACTTCGGCATCATCCAGCGCTTGAGAAGCTGCCAACACCGCCGCGTAAATATTGGACTTGGTCAGCGCAGCGGCGGCGGGCTTGGTGCCTGCGCCGTCGGTCATGACCTTGTACACGTTGGTGTCAACCTCCGGCACGACCACCTCGCGCAGCTCACGGGCAAGGGCGGTGCCTGCTTCAAGCTGGCCCTGGGTTTCGTCCGTGTCCAGGCGGTCAACGTTGAAGATGAACGAACGGTCATGACTTAGCAAAAGCTCTTCTGTGGTTGCGGACAGGTCAAGCAACTTGCCATAACGGGAAAGCGCTTCCGCGCTATCTTCGCCGCCGCTTACACGTTTGCGGGCGTAATCGTTCATAGGTGTGGTGCTGATTTTGTACAGCTTGATGCTGTGCGCACCGGTCCAGTCAAAATCCGTGTTGCTAAGCAGGTAGGTTTTGCTTTCTGCTTTGAACAGATCGTCAGTATAGGGAGCAAATTTAGTTGCAAGTTCAATGGACATATATTATTATCCTCGTATATCAAAATCCATAGGGGTTAAAAGGCTTCGGGGTGTGCTTCCGACCATGGCTAAAGGAAGTCGAAATTCCGCCATCATAGGGCGGGATATGGTACGGGTCGCCACCGTCTCTTACATTGGGATAGGGATTCAACGGTTTTGCAAACTTCAAAACGGCCTGCGCCTGAGCGGTGCAGGCTTCTTCCGTGTCGGCGGTCAGCAGTTTCACAGGAACACCGGTAGCAGCAGACACACGGGCTTTCATGTCGCGCTGGGCGTTGGCGGTAGTCAGTGCATCCAGTTCGGCCTTTGTGGTGTCGAACTGTTGGGCCTTGGCTTTCAGATCGTCGTAATCGGCATACTTGGCACGCTCACGGGTCAGGCGGTCGGCCACAATGGCGTTGACTTCGTCCTGGTTGAACGTGCGGTTTTCCTGCTGTGCGGGAGCAGTTCCGTTCATTTCCTGATTTACAGTTTCGTTCATGGTTTTTCCTTTCCCGGCTTTTCCGCAGCCGTGGCGTAATCTATAATAAAAAGCCAACCACAAAGGCTGCTTTTTACTGCTCTATGTGGTGGGGGAGATCCCCCGGGGCTGCCCGGGTGCTCCCATGCCGTCCAGCGCCGATTTACACACAGGGGAATTTTTAGCAAGGCCTGGCAGTTGGCCAGACCACCCCCCTTGCAGCAGATCATGCGGGGGTATTTCGGCGCTGGACGGCATGGAGTCGCCCACGGCTGGGGCGGGGAACCCTCCCCACCCCTTACCAGCTGCGCAAAAGCCGCGCGGCTGAGTTTGTTTTTCTTTGCACACAAGTACAGGGAAAGATTAAAGCCAGAAAGAAACGTCCGGAAAAAACACCGAAAGCGCAGGAGTGAAAACGCTTTTGTTGTGGGGAAAACAGCACAAACCGGCAAAAAAACAGGCGCAAGAAAAGGCTTTAACCTTTCCCTGCGCCTGTGTGGCTTACCTGTTGGCGGTACTCTGTGATATTTTTATTTTACCACAGAACGCGGCTTTTTGCAAGTGGTCATGTACCACACCGTCACGCCGCCGGGGGCGGTGCTTTCATGCTGCCGGGCGTCTGGTACGGTCTGCAGCAGCTCGGCGCGGGTGCGCTCAAACAGGGCCTTTTCCGGGGCCGTGTAGGTGATCTTGATTTTCAAATATAAGCGCCCCTTTCCATGCCTGCAGCGGCTTCAAGCGCTGCCTGGTGGTAGCTCATGCCCGCCGGGGCCAGGACGACCACAACGTCCGTGCGCTTATTCCAGACTGCTACAAAATCGCGCCCGCGCCGCACACGGTAGGTTTTGCCGCGGATATGGTAGCAGTGGATGGTCTTGCCCTCATACGTTCCGATCAGCATTAGCAGTACCCCCTTCCCGGTGGGCATATTCCATGTCGGCCGCAAATACGGACGAAAGCATAAACACAAGGTTTGTTTCGCTTTCCTTGTTTACTGGCTTGGCTCCCCACAGGTCAAGCACGTCATAACAAAACGCATAGGTACCGCCGGGCAGGGGTTCAGAATCGTGAATCAGATCATACGCTTCGCGGGCGGTCAGCATAGCCGGGGCGCTCATACCTCCACCCCCTGACTGTTCAGCTCTTCCAGCGCGGCTTGCAGCTGGATTTTCAGCCGGGCGCGCTCAATCTGGGCGGCGGTCTGGCTCCACAGGTCTGCAAGATCAACGTGGGCCGTGATGGTTTCGCCCTTGCGGACAGTGGCCACAGTGTAACCGCTGCGCTCAAACTCGCGGCAGATGTACCCGCCGGGGTTCATGTCCAGACGGTTCAAGGCGCTGATCTTCCCGCCGTCCAGTATGACGGTTTCGGTGCGCACGGTGCGGGGCTTCGGCTCCCGCTGGTCGATGTATTCCACCGTGTAGGCGGTCAGATTGATGGTTTTTTCAGTTTTCATTGTGTTTTCCCTCCGTATCGGTTATACTAAGGGCGGTAAAATTGCGGTTGCTGATTTGCATTTTACCGTCCGCCGCTCTGGGTGTTCGCTGCACCCGGGGTGGCATTTCTTTTTATGGCTGATCTTCGCGCTGACAGTCGCAGCGCTCGCCGGGGTCAAGGTTGGCCCCACAGCGGGGGCAGGTGTGGTAGATCATGCTTCTACTTGGGGGCGGGCGGTGCTTTCAAGTTCCGGGTTGCCGTTTACACAGGGCAGGGCGGCCAGCCGTTCCGGGTCCAGGGGGCGGGCGGCCTGGTATTCCCTGTAGAATTTTTCAAAGTCCCGGCGGCGAAAGTTCTTCCCGGTTGCGTCATCGCCGTCAAGGTCGATCAAGGCTTGCAAGGTTCCAATCCATGCGCGGCAGGCATCCGGCAGGCCCTCAAAGATCTGCTTGTTTGCTTCCTGGGCAACTTGGCGGATGCTGCGCCCGTCCGCCGCGCGGCCCGTGTAGCTGTAAAGGCTCTTGTTCTCGCGGGCGCGGTAGGCGGCTTCTGTGATCTGCGCCCACAGCTGTCCGGCGGGCGGGTCGCTTTCTTCCTGCATGCTGTGCAGTTGACTGCAAAGGTCGGCCAGCGTTACCGGAAACCGGCACACGGTGAACGCGCGCAAAAGCGCGGCCTGCGCCGCCGGGGCGGGCACGTTGGCAAGGGCGGCGGACCATATGCCGATCTGGTATTTTACGGCGTCCTTATCCGCCGGGGCATTCTTGGGGCTGTAGTAGGCCAGCAGGTTTTGCTTGTACAGGTTTTTTACTTCGTCCGTTGTCATGTGGTTCAATCCTCCTAAAGCTGCGGGAAAATACCATTGTTCAGGTCATCGGTTGCTTCATCAATCAGGGCCAGCGCGTTTTGTGTGCTCTGCTTGCATGGCTGCTTGCTGTTATACTCCCCGGCCCGGCGCATCCAGTTGCGGGCGGCTGCTTTCCAGTCTTTCATACTGTTCCGGCCCACTTTCCAGCCGTTGGCGGTGTAGTAATCAAAAAAGCGCTTTGCTTCCTGTGCGCTGCTGCCATTGATGACAAAAAAATCAATAGATTCATCTTCTGTTGGCGGCTTTGCGCGCGCGCTGGACGGTGAAACCGTCCTACGTACCCTAGTATTATCTTCTATCTTCTTACTTCTATCTTCTATCTTCTTACTTCTATCTTCTGCTTTTTCTGGGTTAGCTGGGTTATTTGGGTTCTCTTGGTAATTTTGGGTTTTTTCTTCGCTTTCGTGCTTGGCGGGCCGCCCGCCCTTTTTGCCGTTTTCCCGGTTCCGTTTGCTGATGTTCTCAAACGTCCCGGCGGACTGGTCAATGCTGGGGCGGATGGATGAAAACAGAATCTTTGCAACCGGGTCAAGCTCTGGCACTTCGCCGGTTCTGGCATAAACGAACGACGCTTTCAGGGCGCGCCCGGCGGCTTCATCCGGGGCGGCTTCAAAGACACTTTCAAGCCTTACAAACATCTTGTACCAGGTGATAAACGCATTTCTCGCCATCACTTCGCCGCCTTTGCATGGTCAAAGAAATACTTGTTGTACTCCTCCGGCGGGATGTGCAGCGCTTCGGCAATAGCTTCCATCTGCCAGGCGTCAAAGGGCTGCTTGCCCTGCATCCTGGCCGTCATGGTGCTGGACGCCATCCCGGCCGCGCGGGCAACGTCGTTTTGTGACATTTCGCACTGGGCGAAACGCACGCGCAGGTTGTAGAATGGTCTGTACATCACACATACACCCCTTTCAATTTCTCGCTGAACTCTTGCTCAAGGTTGGGTGCTTTAGGCGTGTTTATAAAGCCTTTCGTGCGTGGCCTGTTTACGGCGATACTTTTCTTTGGTAACTCATATTCAAGTGCGCCATCTGGGTATGTACGCACAAATTTTACTAAACTCGGATATTCCTGCGCCATGTCCGAAAGTTTGCGTGAAAGTTTCCGGTTCATCGTATACACGTTGGCGATGTTCTCGGCCTCGTTGTAGGTGATAATCGTTTCTCGTTCAATCAGCGGAATAAAGTTCTTTTTCATTTCAGGCTCCTTTCTGTGCTTCGCTGTTTCAGGCTTCCAGCAGTTCCGTGATGTCCACACCCAGGGCGGCCGCCAATTTGTAGGCGGTCAATGCCTTGCATGTGCCGCGGGCCTTGATGACAGAAATTGACTGACGGGTTACGCCTGCCTTTGCTGCCAACTGGCTAAGGTTCATTCCTTTGGACGCGGCCAGAACTTCAATGTTGCATTTTAGTTTCATTTCGTTCACCTCGCTTTCGCATTCGTTCTGAATGTTATTATACAGCTTCATTTTGAATGTGTCAACAATTTTCTTGAAATTCATATTGAATGTGCCAAATGATTGTGTTATCATCATGTTGTAAAGGGGGTGCTTTTCTTTGACGATAGGGCAAAGTATACAGCAAGCACGGAAAAAGGCAGGCTTGACACAAAAACAGCTTGCAGAAAAAAGCGGCATTGCAACAATAACCCTTCAACAATACGAACGTGGCGTGCGTGAGCCAAAGCTAGATACCATCGCAAAAATTGCCCGTGCAATGGGACTATATGCAAGTGATTTAGTGGATGCTGGACAATGGAAACATGTGCAGCCTGGTGAAGAAGATGAAAATTTTAGTGCAGCAGAAACCCAGCTGCTGCACCACTTCCGAAACCTGAACGATAACGGTCAGTCCGTGGCCGTGGAGCGCGTGCAGGAGCTTGCCCAGATACCAGCCTACCAGCGAAACACAACAAACATCCCGGACGTGTCCGGCGGGGAAAAACCAGCCGATAAGTAGCGTGCCCTCTGTGGTGCGCTCTGGCGGGGTAAGCCAGACTTACCCCCTCAACCTCACGCGCGCGGAGTTGTCCACATTGTGGACAACTCGAAGCCTGAGCGAAGCCTGACAAACACACCCGCGAATTATGCACCACGATACGCGCGCGGGACATTCGCCGATCACCTCACCACAAAAAGAAAAAACCGCCCCCGGCGGCAACCGGGAACGGTTTTGAATAGATAGCTTGCCCACGGGGACAATACCACCCACACAGTAGTATTATACCCTCTTTGGGCAGGCTTTTCAAGCTATACCCAAGGAGGTTTTATTTTATGGGAAAACGCACGAATACGGCCCGCTGGACGGGCAAAATGTGGCGCATTGATGTTCAGCAGGACGGCAAGCGCAAGAGCTTTTACAGCAGCACGCCGGGCCGCACCGGACAGCGGGAAGCCAATGCCAAAGCCGATGCCTGGTTAGATGACGGCATAAACCCACGCGGGGAACGTGTGGCCGCCCTGTATCCGCGCTGGTTCGCCACAATGCAGGAAACGACCAGCGCGGGCAACTGCGGCAACATTGCAAGCCGCTGGAAGATCTGGATTCTGCCCATGATCGGCAGCAAGCGCATTACCTCATTGACAGAACAGGACGTGCAGGAAGTTGTGAACAAAGCCTATGCAGCCGGCAAGAGCAAGAAAACGCTCAAAAGTCTGTGCGCGGACATGCGGTCCTTCTTCAAATACTGCCGCCTGTGCAAGCTGTCCACGTTCAACCCGGAATCGCTGCGCATACCCGCCGGGGCGCGGTACAAAGGCAAACAGGTCTTGCAGCCCTCTGACCTGGTAAAGCTGTTCAGTGTGGATACTACCACATACCGCGGGCAGATCGTGGAAGATGAATACATAAACGCCTACCGCTTCCAGGTTCTCACGGGACTGCGCCCTGGGGAAGTCATCGGTCTTGACTGGGCAGACATCCACGGCGATACCGTCCACATCTGCCGGTCTGTCAACATCAAAGGCGAACAGACGCGCGGCAAGAACGAAAACGCGGTACGCTCTTTCTCTGTGTCCGCTCTAGCCCGGCGGGTTCTGGATGCCCAGCAGGACGCCACAGGAAGGCGCGGCAGTGTGTTCCGTATCACCAGCGAACCGCATTATTACAAGCGCTGGAAAGTCTACTGCGCGGCCAATGGCCTGACGCCTTGCAGCCTGTACGAACTGCGCCACACATTTGTGTCTGTGGTTAAAACGCTGCCCGCCGGGGAAGTTAAGGCGCTTGTGGGCCACAGCGCTGACATGGACACATTCGGCGTATATTCCCACACCCTGACCGGCGACGCCGCCCACACCGCCCAGGCCGTGAACGGCGTGTTCCTGCAGGTGTTGAAAAACGCCTGATTCTGCCGCTTTGCCCGGCGGGCCGGTACCGCACTTTTTACCGCACTTTTGTATTTTCCTATACTCTGCCCTGCTCTCACAGCAGAACAAAAGCGCAAATAAAAAGCATAGCTGTGCAGAATTATGAACGTGATATTTTAACGTCATTTCGCGCCGTATCGGTTCGAGTCCTGTCACCTCGACCAAAATAAAAGCCGTAGATTCGTTAGAGTCTACGGCTTTTATTATTTTAAGTACACACTTTAGTACACACTTGCCTATTTTCTTTGTAAGTCGTGCACCAAATCCCTGTACACATCCGGATTTGCTTCCTTTAGTGCATCCATCGTTCCAGCATCCGGATGATATTTGAGCGCGATCGTTGTTTTCCGCTGGCGAAGGAATCCATCTGTTCCGAATTGAAAACAAAGCACGTTTCAAATTTATCCTTATCCTGATCGGGAACCAGCGCACCGTTTAATGAACCATAAGAAATCTTTTTTAATATGAGTTGTTTTTGGATCGTTTTATCATCCGCTTTGTTATTAAGCCCAAAGGTCGATCTCATCGCCGGATCCGTTAAAAAACCTCTGGCATTGAAGGCACAAATCATAAGATTCCTCTTCAGATGGCACCAGTTCTATCGCACAGATTATAATCGTAGAGCGGGCAGATATTTTTTGTTATCGTTTTCTTTCTTGTGTATTTTCCCCTTGGCTGATACAATGTAGAAAAAACAGTTAAGGAGCATCCCCAATGATTCGTGAAATTTGCAAAGACGAGACTTTTCTTGCGCAGAAAGCCGCGCCCGCCACGGCGGCGGATCTTGGCGTAGCGCAGGACTTGATGGAAACTCTGATTACCCACAAGGATGGCTGCGTGGGTATGGCGGCAAACATGATCGGCGTGAACAAACGCATCATCGCTTTTGAGAATGACGGCGAATACATGGTCATGTTCAACCCGGTCATCGTCAAACAGTCCGGAGCCTATGAAACGGACGAAGGCTGCTTATCGCTTACCGGCACGCGGAAAACCAAGCGCCACAAAGTCATCAAAGTGCAGTGGCAGAATGAAAAATTCCAGACGCGGCTTAAAACGTTTACCGGCTGGACGGCGGAAATCATCCAGCACGAAATTGACCACTGTGAGGGAATTTTGATTTAA